GGAAAATTGTGTCATCTATGATGTAATCTAACTGATTTGTTGACCCTGAAGCAGGATCAAACATTTCAGCAGACTTCTTCGGATGCCAGTTCAGACAGTTCTCAATCATTGGATTACCAAGTTGAGCACCCCTGATAGTTCTGGTTCTCGCGTTACCACAAATGGTGTCAAGGGACATAGTTGATCCGCTCAATCTATGCCCCGGTACCTCATATAGGCAAATCTTACCTCCTTGATCCGTTACCGGACTAGTAGGAGTGATGTAGCATCCAAATGCCGTACATCTATACTGCAGATTCTGGGGCTGAAAAGTCCCAGCTGCGTACGGATAGTCGGACCAAGAGGAAGCAGCTGCACCGGTCTGAGCGATCGGATAGGCTGTGCCGCTACCTGCAAAGGTATCATCAGTAACTACACAAACTGACGAGTTTGTAGGACCCGCTGATTGTGGAAAGAATGTCGCAAAGCCGTAACCTGCTGTGCCGACCGTAAGCTGTGTAACAGCCTTACATTTCTTTACCGCTACCATTTGAGGACCACCAATTCCCAAAGGGGATGGTGCTTCAGAAGCGTCACGAGGATTAATAAGGATGTTTAAATAATCCTTACCAACCTTACTCAATACGCTTCTTGAGCCTTCCACAAAATCTTTATACTTCGCACTGTCGTCAGTCGAACGTTTCGGTTTTTGTGAGACCGTCTCTTTAATCAATACCTTCTCTTTAGGGGAAGGTCCACCCTTATTATTGTTTGCTGCTTTCTTCATCGTTCGGGAGTTCACCCTTATCTGTGAAACTATGACCCAAACTCCTGAAGCGGAACTCTTTAAGTCTATTTATCTCCTTCCTAGAACCAAAAAGATTCATGTCGAGTTTTCCAGGATTAATCCTGTTATTCTCCATGATCCTCTTAATTCCTCTAGGGAAGGGGTCGAATTTTATTCGACCATCGATAGCGTCCTCAACAAGTTTTATTACAGTTATACTGTTCTTTTTCTTGAAGAAGGTGTCGCCCATAGGCTTATTTCTTGTAATCAAACCTTTGATTCTGGGTATCTCCTCCGAGTCCCAGATCTTGATTTGACCGGCTTGTCTTTTCGTAATTTCGAAATCGAAATCAACCTCTATTCCGAGACCTCCTATGGCCTTGGGTAGAAACCAATTTCGACCAGATTCGGCGGGAGCCAAATCTTCTAGTATTTCTCTCCAATGAGAGTTACCAATGAAGTACTCCCAAAGAAGTTTACAATCGACATCCGGTGCATCTTTTGTGACAAGATTAAAGAGTGAGGGATCAAATTGTTTGTTCCCAAATTTGTCTAATCCCAGAATCACATTCCATCTTATTATCCCAACTTTCTCCCTTTTTGAACATGACCTCATTTCTGAATTAAAAGAAAAGAGATCGGAATCAACATAGGTTTTGAGTTTGTTAAGGGACCATAGTTTGGTCATGTGTAGCTTATAATCTGCTACATCCTCTGGTTTTAAACAAATTGTTCCGTCGTCTCCATTTATGAAGAATGCTGTATCTCTATCAGCATAACCGCGTCTTAACATAAACAGTTTTTTCCAACTGTAGTGTATAAGAGTTAGCAGCGAAAAACTCCGTCTGTCTCCCATGCATTGGCCATGAATCTGACGAATAAATTCCTTTCCGTACTTGAGTGTTCCGGAAAGCGTACTTCTGAAAATTTCACGAAGATCCTCTGGCAAGAAATCCCGAATAATCTTAAAGGATAATTCAGGGTCGATAGAGTCAGTCGCGGCATCGCCGTCATCTGAAACTATAAGCCAATCAGGATGTGATAATTTAACGTTGTAAAGTTTTTCAAAAGATTCATCAGTGATAATCTTACCACTTAAAGATTCATTGAGATTTGAAAGATTCTTCTGTAATCTGTCTGCAAAGGCGGACCAGAAAACAGTCTCACAAGCATGATGGATAGTAATAACACGTACCTTTAGAGGTTCACATATCGAGACAATTTTTCGCTTAGCTTCGGTTCCTAAGGCTCTTAATTCGGCCTTAACGGAATCGAAACTTGGTGCGAGTCTTCGAATGTATGTTATGTCCTTGACTTTAGGCTCAGCCTCGACCATACGAACGTGTGGTCTAAGAATTGCCTCTCGTAATCCAGTAAAGAAGCTCCAAAGCGTTCTTAACTGTTTTTCGGGGTTACCAATCAATATTCCAGTATTTTTCCAGAGATAAAAATCTATGGCGAAATCCTGAAACTTTTTGAAGTCGGCTAGATCACGTTTTGTTGGGATCAATTTCCTACAAAAGTGTGTAATCGACGACGTTTTATGATCGGCAATTTTGTCAATTGGCAGAACGAAATAATACCCGTAAGCTCCCATTGATTTTCGATTTGATTCGATAGTTGATGAAAGCGAATAGGTATGATTCTTCTCTAATGGTTCGGTATTATCCTGCAAGTTCCATGAAAATTTCAATGCACTAAGCGTAGAGTTTGCGACCAAGCAAACATCCCTTATATCAGTCTCATCCATTGGAATGGATGGCTTATAAGGTTGAACGCACAATGCTTGTTTGTGTTTCTCCTCAGTGGCCTCAATTAGACCAGAAGGGCTCTTTTGGCATACTCTCTTAATCTGAAGAATCGTATTACAAAATTCAATAATTTTGGTAGAACGCTTAGATTTAAGAAACCTAATGAGGTATTTACGAGTAGAGCCGGAGAACGGACAAACAAGAGAAACTCCAGGAGTTTTAAAATGTACCGAGAAGGGTGTGCA